AGACCACTTGGCTTTGTGCGGGTGGCCGCAAATGAGCTATACGACAATAATTCATCAATGATTCAAAAAATCTTATCTTACGAGGCTCTTGGCCTTGAAGACTACTAATTGGAGGTAAACTACTATGGCTACTATTTCTAAAGGCATTAAGCTGTTTATGGGCGAAGTTGAGTTGACTAACTTACAGGAGATTCCTGAGTTAGGCGGCGAGGCAGAAGCTATTGAAATCACTACTTTGGCTGATGCTGCTCATATGTATACTGACGGCATCTTGAACTATGGCGACAGCCTGGCATTCAAGTTCCTGTATGAGAAGGCACAGTTCACTACTTTGAGCGCTGCTAAGGAAGTTGAAGAGTGGAGAGTTGAGCTGCCTGATGGCGCTACTTGCTCTTTCAACGGCACTTGCTCTGTTAAGTTGGATGGCGTTGGTGTTAACGCTGCTCTGACCTATACTTTATCTGTCAAGCCCAGCTCTGAAATGATTTGGGCCTGATCCCTAATTAGGGGGTTGGGGTAAGGGGTTTTAACTCCTTTCCCCTTGCCCCAACTATATAACAAAAAATGGAGGTATTAACTTATGAATTACGTTAATTTTGAAGTCGGAAATGAAACCTATAAACTGCGTCTGAGCACTCGTAACATTGTGCTTCTGGAAAAGCAGTTAGGTTGCAATCCTGTAAGCATTTTTGGTGCGGGTGATACCGTTCCTACCATCACTGTAATGGTCGCAGTATTGCACGCATCTTTACAGCAATATAATCACGGCATTTCTTTAAACGATGCCTATGATATCTTTGATAATTACCTGGCTGACGGACATAGCTCTGTTGATTTTATCCCTGTAATTATTGATGTCTATAAGGCATCTGGTATTATTCCAAAAGACACTAATGGCGAGGTTATTGACACAAAAAACGCGTAACGGGGGAAGGCACAGAGCCGCCCCCAAAAACCTTAGAAGAGTGGATTGAACGATTATTGGACAATGCACTTGACTATGGCATTAGTGAGTTGGAGTTCTGGGACATGACCCCTGGTGAGGTAGTGCGGCTTGCGAAAAGCCGTTCGCGTGTGCGTAGGTTAGAGTCCCAGGAGCGAGCCAGCTATGATTATATATTAGCTAATCTTATCATTAAGGGCGTTGGTATGACGCTTGGTTCTAAGGCGACATTCCCAACAATTGAAGAGGCTTATCCTGGCCTATTTGATGAGATAGTTGAAAAACGGAACGAGGAAATCCAACAACAAAAAATTAATTTATCGGCTTTGAGATTTAGACAATTCGCACAATCCTATAATGACAAGTTCAAGAAGCAAGGAGGTGCCAAAGAAGATAAATGAATGAAGAATTAAAAATTATAATTAAAGCTGTTACCGATGAAGCTGAAAAAAGTCTTGAAGGTGTTCGTAAAGAATTAGACAACATCAATAAGACTGCCAAAGATACCAAAGCCGTAGACCAAGCTATGAGAGCTGTCGGCAAGGGTGCTCTGGCCGCAGTGGCAGGTGTTGCCGCACTTACCACAGCTATGGTGGCTCTTGGTAAAAGCTCTTTGGAGTTCCAAAAGGCACAAGCAAGACTAAACGCTGGCTTTGCTAGTGTAGGACTGTCCGCACAGCAAGCTGGTCAAACATATAAAGAACTATATAGCTATTTAGGTGACACTAATCAGGCCACTGAGGCTGCTAACCTATTGGCTCAATTAACCCAGGATGAAGCTAACCTGGCTGATTGGACTAACATTCTAATGGGTGTATATGCGAAATTTCCCGACAGTTTACCTGTTGAATCATTGGCTGAGGCTGCTAACCATACAGCACATTTAGGCGAGGTTCAGGGAACATTAGCAGATGCCCTTGAATGGTCAGGCGTTAGCGTTGAAGGTTTCAATGCGGCCTTGGCTAATACGAACAGCGTGGCTGAGCGTGAAGCACTGATTAGACAGACTCTAAATGCTCTATATGGCGGTTCAGCAGTTGCTTACCGTCAAGCTAACCAAGCACTCTTGGAATATAACGCATCTCAGGTAGCAGTGGACCAAGCCCTGGCAGACGCTACGGCTTATGTAATCCCATTGATGACTTCATTGAATCAGTTATCTGCTACCTTGTTAAGTGTATTGCGTCCCGCTTTTGAAAACATTTCAGCTGTCCTGGTAGCATTCATCCAGTGGGTGATTGCCGCAATTAAGGCAGTTGGCGCATTCTTTGGTGTGTTCAATAGTAAGGGTAGCAAGAGCACAAATTCAATTTCCAGTGGTATGGGCGTTATCGCTAATAATAGCGGTAAGATTACTGCTGGTATCAATAAAGTCGGTGGCGCATTTGATAATGCAAGCAAGTCTGCTGAAAAATTAAAGCGTCAGACGATGGGCTTTGATGAATTAAATGTAGTCAGCCCAACACAATCTGCTTCTGGTGGTGGTGCAGGCGGTGGAGCTGTTGAGATTCCCGATATTACCATTCCAGAAGTATCAATTCCCACTATCACAGTAGATAGTATCAATTTACCTGGTCTTGACGAGTTTGAGCAGAAGGTATCAAAAATTAAAGAGCACATTGACGCAATTGCCATTTTAGTTGGCATTGTTGCTGGTGGCTTAGTCTTGTGGAAGATTGCTGACTTTTTACAAGATTTAAAAATCTTAAAGATGACTATTGCCGAAGCAAAAGACTACTTAGGCCCAGGATGGTCCGAGGCCGTAGACCAGGCTGAGGCGAGAATGACTAAGTTCCAGAGTAAATTAATGAGTGTGCTTAGCGCAGCTATGATGATTGCTGGTGCGTTCTTAACTATTAAGGGCTTCTCTGACATAATCGTCAATGGCGCAGATTGGGGCAACTTAGCATTGCTGGTTACTGGTTTAGCTTTGGCTCTTGGTGGCTTAGCAATCGCAATGAGAAATGCTGACGTTGCTACTAAGCAATTAACTATAAGTATTGGCCTGTTAGTCGCGGGTATTGTTCTAATGGTTGCTGGTGTTATTGACTTTATCAATAACGGCCCTACTGTTCAGAATACTATTTTAATTTTAGGTGGCGCAGTTGCTACTGCCGTTGCCTTGGCTACAATGGGTATCGGTCCTCTGATTGCTGCTATCATTGGCCTGGTTGCCGCAGTCGCCGCATTTACAGCTGCTATCCTTTTGGAAAAGCCAGCTATTATGGATGTGAATGAGGCTCAGGAAGCATTAACCGAGGCAAAGAACCGAGCAACTGAGGCTGAAAACGGCTATATCAATGCCGTTGATGCCGCTGAGGCTGCCTTAGACCGATTGAAAGCCGCCGAAGAGGCAGCTGGCATGACTGGCGAAGAGCTATATAAGAAAGTTCAAGAGGGCACTCTGGACTATAAAGATATGGACGACGCACAGCGTGAATTATATAAGGCTTACATGGATAACGAGCAGAAGCAGAAAGACTTGAAGGCATCTACCGAGGCATTCAATGAAGCTAAGAAGGCTGAGACATTAGCATCTTATGAGCATCAATTAGCTTTGGCTAAGGAAAGCGGCGACTATGACACCTTTAAGAAGTCTGTTGTTGATGCTTACGAGTCTGGTCAGCTTTCCGCAGATGAAGCTCGTATGATGATTGAAAAGTCTATGAGCGAGATGAGCGATGCATCCCAGAAAACTTTTATGGAAGATTTGCCAGGAGATATCACAAATGGCTTAGATCCGCACAGATATGAAAGCACTGGCACAAAAATCAAAAAGTGGTTCGGTGGCGTTTGGCAAGGCATCAAGGACGTATTCAGTTCCGTTGGAAATTGGTTTAAAGATGTCTTTACTAAGGCTTGGGAAGGCGTTAAAAACGTATTCTCAAAGGGCGGCAAGATTTTTGATGGTATTAAGGATGGTATCCTAAACGGATTGAAGACTGTTATTAACGGCATCATCACTGGTATCAATAAAGTTATTGCTGTTCCATTCAATGGCTTGAACTCTGCTTTACGCACAATCAAGGGTATCAGCATTGCTGGTATTAAGCCATTTAGCTGGATTAGCACATTGAGCGTGCCGCAAATTCCTCAGCTGGCTACTGGTGGTATTACTACTGGTGCTACTTTGGCGATGATTGGTGAGCGCGGTAAGGAAGCTGTTCTGCCTTTGGAAAATAACACTCAATGGATGGACACATTGGCTGACCGTATCTCTGGACGCCAGACAACTCCTTCCAAAATCGTTCTAATGTTGGATGGTCGTGAGTTGGGTTGGGCTACTATCAACAACATTAACGCTATTACAAAGCAGACTGGAGGTATTCAGTTACTAGTATGAGTTACTTAAAAATTAATGGCACTGATGTTTCACATTTAGTGAGCGGCCTGAAAATCGGCTATGAAACGCTGGTAGCTGAAAACTCTGGCCGTAATGCTAATGGCGACACAGTGCTTGACGTAATCAACCATAAAATTAAAGTATATGTAACATTTCGTCCTATGGATGATTTGGAAATGAAACTTTTGCTATCTACATTTGAAAATTATGTCGTAAGCGTAACTTTCAGAGATAGCAAGACTAACGCAGATAAGACTATTACCTGCTACACGGGAACTCCAGAGCCCGAATATTATTTCATTCTGGAAGATCGAGTATTTTATAAATCTTTCAACTTGAACTTCATCGAACTGTAAGGAGGACTATTATGCTTATTGCTGAATCCTATTTCCAAGACATGATAGATTCACCTGCGAGAAGTATTAAGGCGAGGGTGGAGCTCCTAGAGGGCTCCACTCTTTTACAAACATTTTCGCATGGCGATCATTTGAAAGAGTTTACGATTTCACGCGAAGGCGATTCGACTAAAGTGTTTGGTTATGGTATCTGCCAGAAGCTAGAAGTTAAGTTACTTGACAAAGATCGTGAAATCAATATTTTAAAAGGCCAGAAGCTAGAGGTAGCAATCGGTGTTGAAAGTGATTACTTATACACCTGCCCTGTGTTTTTCGTTGATGATGTAAAGCGCGATGAAAACACTAATGAGCTAACAGTCGTGGCCTATGACGCATTATATGTAGCTACCGCACACACAGTAAGTGAAATTGATGTGTTTGGTTCCAGCTATAATATCAAGGCTTTTGCTACATCCTGCGCAAAGGTGCTTGGTATGCCCGTAAAATACGAAAATATGGCAGATGAATGTTTCTGTTTAGAATATCCAACTGGCGCAAACTTTAATGGAAGTGAAACTATTAGAGATGCTTTGAACGCAGTCGCGGAAGCTACACAGACCATTTATTATATGAATAATAACTGGGAACTGACTTTCAAGCGTTTAGATGTTACGGGTGCCGCAGTTCATACCATTCAAAAATCTCGTTACTTTACATTGAGCAGTAAAACCGATGTGGTTATTGGTGCTATCACTCATACCACTGAACTGGGCGATAACGTAACTGCCAAGTCCGAGATCATCACAGGTATGACTCACTTTATTAGAAATAATCCATTCTGGGAACTGTTAGAAAACCCAGATGCTGAAGTTATTAAGGCCCTGGCCGCAGTTGAAGGCTTAACTCTTAACCAGTTTGACTGCTCTTGGCGTGGTAACTTCCTACTGGAAATTGGCGACAAGATTGCTTTAATTACAAAGGATAATGTTATTGTTCATTCTTACTTACTGAACGATGTTATCACTTATAATGGCGGCTTCAAAGAAAAGACTAGCTGGTCTTTCACTGAAAATCAATCAGAGCAGGTAACCAGTAATCCTGCTACTATTGGTGAAACAGTGCGCCAGACTTATGCCAAGGTTGATAGAGCTAATAACCGTATTGATATGGTTGCTGATGACGTAACTGCGCTGTCTATGAGCGCTTCTGGCATTACCGCAAGTGTGTCAAAGATTGAAGAGTCTATTAACACTTTGGAAAAGAAAGTTGAAGCTTCTATGACAGCAGAAGAGGTTGAAATTAAGATCTCAACTGCAATCTCTGAAAAGGAGCAGGAGGGCGTTAATTCAGTTACTACCACTACTGGCTTTACATTTGACCATGCTGGCTTAACGATTGCCAAGAGTGGCACAGAAATGAAAACAACTGTGTCCGAGGATGGTATGACAGTTTATCGTGATAACAACGCTGTTTTAGTTGCGAACAATGAAGGCGTTCAAGCTGAAGACTTACACGCAACTACTTATTTAATTATTGGTAAGCACAGCTTACTACAAGACTATAAAACTATCGCTGGTAGCGGCCGCACTGGTTGCTTCTGGATTACTGATTAATTGGAGGTGAGTAAATGGCAACAACTAAAACTCTTGAAGGCCCAATTATCAAAGTGGCTTCAGGTCGTTATTACATTCCACAAATTGGCTGGAATGACATGGGTTTATATCTAACCTATATCATTGAAAGCCAGAATAGAACTGCGGGAACTACTACAATCAAATATAGCTTATTTGACTCACCGTTTAGAATTGATAATGTAGCAGCATTTAATTATGCGCCAGGAGATCCAGTTTACGCTGGCATTTATGAACGCTTACCAGCTGCCATTTCTTACTGGTATACTAACCCAGTTACTGAAAATACATTTCACACTAGTATTAACCCGATGTTACATGACATGGGCGCGGTTGTTACTGAAGTGTTTAATGGTGGCAATTCAATCTACTGCCGCAGATGGCTATTAGAAGATATTACTTTGATTGTAAATGATTTAGAGTCATATGATCTTAATGTTAATATGACTGATTGGCTCTCTAATAATATCAACACTAATATCACTATCGGACTAGCTGACTACGGTATTATCACTATGGCTCCAACTGCGTTCACTGACGCAGCAAAGCCAACAGTTCAATATGTTAACCCAAGAGGCGAAGAAGTTTCAGTCTTACAAATGGGTATTGCTCGCACAGACACTGACGCGATGCTAGTTCCTTACCGAGATGTTAGCAAAGATAATTCAAGCAGCTACACTTTCAACTTTACTGCGGACGAGCTAAATGCGTTTTACTCATTCTTAAATACCACTACTAGTGGCAGCGTTTACTTCGCATTAAGATCTACCGTAGATGGCAAGACTAATGTTTCTTCATCTTATGCAACAGTTAGCCTGGTAGATTATAGTCCAGTGCTGAGCCCAATTATTGAAGACATTAACACACAGACTCTCGCTCTAACTGGAAATGCTTCTACTTTTGTTAAGTATTATAGCACTGCTCGCTTCGCGGTTAATGCGACTGCCCGCAAAGGTGCTGGTATTGTGAGCCATTATACAACTCACAACAATGCTATTTATAGAAATGCTACTGGCACTGTTAATAATATTGAGCAGACCAAGTTCACACTGTCCGCAACTGACAGCAGAAACATTACTAGCTCTACAACAGTTAATGTGTCAATGCTGGACTATATAAAACTGACTTGTAATTTATCTGCGGGACTGCCTACCACAGACGATAAGATTCCTTTGACTGTTACGGGTAACTTCTGGAATAACAGTTTTGGCGCTGTTCGTAATACAATCAGAATTCAGTATAGATACAAGTCTAACACAAGCTCAACCTTCTCAAGCTGGGCTATTGGAGTTGGTGAAGGTTATCCAACGAGCGGCAACACTTATGCTTACTCTTTCGACATTTCTATTCCTAACCACGTTGATAATTACACTGTTCAGGTCCGTGCGATTGATAAGCTTGCTACGGTTGAAAGTAAGACTGTATCTGTTCAGGCATATCCAATCTTTGACTGGAACTCTGAAGATTTTAATTTCAATGTCCCCGTTAATATTCAGAATAACCTATATGTTGCAGGTGACATCCATCAAAATGGCGTTCCAGTAGCAGACTTCATTGTTGAGCAAGGCACTAAAACAACTGGATCAGGCAACTCACAGGCTAACTGGGTTTATCGTAAATGGAATAGTGGCATCGCGGAATGCTGGTGCCGCAAACACGTATCTACCGCAGTTAATACTACCTGGGGTAGCTTATATGTATCTGGCGCACTGTCATATACAAACATTACCTGGGGTGTCAGCTTTACTGATATTCCAGTAGCAAACATCACAATTGCTCCTAATGCTTCTGGCGCTTTCCTAATTGCAGGAGGCTCCACTTCATTAACCAAGACCAATACTGGTGGTTATGAAATTGCCAGAGGCTCTGCGTTAGCTTCTGCGGGCAATTTTTACATTAACTATTATGCTATTGGCACTTGGAAGTGAGGTATGAACAATGATTGAAACTATAATTTTAGCGGCTGGCATTCCTTCTGCTATCTTTGGCTTAATTTTATGGTATTTTAAGCGCCATGTTGAGGCCAATGATAAGAAGCAGGAAGAACGCCAGAAGAACTTAGAAAGTTTGGTTTTGATGATGCTGCAAAGCACACGAGCTAATACTATTCTATGCAAGGCAACTGCCGAGGCTGTGCGGGACGGCCATTGCAATGGCAATATGAGCTCAGCTATTGAGATCGTAGAGAAGGCCGCACAAGCCGAAAAAGAATTTTTATTAGATAAATCTATTAAATATATCTTTGAGTAATGGAGGAACTACTATGTTCAAGGAGAAATTGGCGAAATTAATTAATGTTAAAACTATCATTACGATTCTTTTAACTATCGTGTTCTGCGTCCTATGTCTGACTGGTATCATTGGAGCAGAGCTGTTTATGACCGTTTTTACAGTGGTTATTGGTTTTTATTTTGGCAATCAAGCCAGCAAGGAGACTAATTCACCACAGTCATAATTTTTTAGGGGCTGCCGCACTCGCGGTGGCCTCTTTTTTCTTTATTTACCCGATTCTATTGACAGACCTCCTGGCAGTATGTTATACTAATTGATTTTTATAAAAAAATATGATATAATATATATATAAGATAAAAGATATATAAAATCTTATAAAAAATATTATAAATGTTTTAGGAGTAAGTAATATGAATGCTACTATCAAAAAGAAAATGGAACAGTTCAAGGCCGACAATCACGCTCATAATGCTTGGTTCACTGCGGACGAGTGGAGCAATCAATTGGGTATAAAGATCACTCCTCAGCGACTTGGCTCAATGTATAAGGCGGGTATGGTGCTGCGTCAGCAAGATAAGAGTTACTGGGGCGATAATAAGTGCCGTTATGATGTAGCATATAAATATAGCGAATAATATACATACGGGGTTCGCTAAATGCGGGCCCCGATTTTTTTATACTTGTGAGACAATCCTCACATAACTACATTTTTCCATAGCTACAACTTACAGCAGCTCCAATAGATACCAATTCCGTAAAAACCGAAACTGGACTTTCCGTTTATGGTGTGGTAAGGTTATCCAAAAGGAGCTGATACATATGTCTGTTATGCGAGTTCATAAAACCGCTAATTTTACAGTTATGTCAAACTATCATTTCAAGGAAAAGAAAATGTCACTAAAAGCTAAAGGATTATTATCACTAATGCTGTCACTGCCCGAGGATTGGGACTATTCGGTGGCTGGCTTGACAAAACTATCAAAAGATGGTAAGGACGGGGTAATGACCGCACTTGCCGAGTTAGAAAAGTTCGGTTATCTGACGCGCACACGCTTAATAAATGATAAGGGCCAATTTGATGGTGTGGAGTATAATATCTTTGAATCGCCGCAAGAAAAGCCTGTTGCGGAAAAACCTATATCGGAAAATGAGAATTCGGAAAAACCTATATCGGAAAACTCGCAACAATTAAATACTAATACATCTATTACTAAAGAAAATAAATATATTAAAGGATTAAGCACTAAGGAAATGGTAGAGTGCGAGATTCCCGACGCAGAGCTTCGGAAATTATATCATGATTATATTGATTTAAGAGAAGAAATGGATGCGCCACTAACTCCAAAAGGTATGAGAATGTTAATTGATAGATGTGAAAGATTATCAGAATACCGAACAAGTGTTCAGAAAGCTATCCTGGAGACCGCAATTATTAATAACTGGCGCAATGTATATGCTCCAAAAGACGAAGAGCTTAAGGGTAGAGACGCAGAGATTGATGAAAAGCGTCGTTTCTACTTAGGAGATTAGCGCAGAATAGAAAAGTCTGCGGCAGTCTTCGGTATTCTGCGGAAGAAACCGAACACTTGTGCGCCTTTGGTTGATTTTACGAAAAAATTTTTGTAAAATATTAACAGTGGTAAGAACATACGACCACTAAATATAGCTTTGATATTTATGGATAGAGGCCCGTAAATATCGTTTGGTTAATCTATTAATTTCTTAAAGTCCCATTAATCGGTAGTAGCGTAACAGTCTCTTAGGGTTGGACATTAGGATTATGCGGCGACCTGCCGATTCTTTGGGCAACACAGACTAAACAGTCTTCCCTAATTTCTAATTATCTATGAGGGGTAAAACCTTCATAGCGAACACCTAACTCCTTTTATCTCATAAATTTCTCTAAAGACCTAATTTCTCTCTTATGGAGACGTGGCCTGGGCGACTGGGCCACTAATCTTTTTAAGGTCACTGGGGGACAAAGGAGTTCAAAGTATCAATAACAAAGGAGAAGTAATTATGAAAGGTATTAAGGAATGCCAGATTAAGTTTAGACTTACGGCCGCAATGAAAGAGCAGATTGAAGCGGCGGCCGCAAGTAAAGATGTTTCTGCCTCTTGGATTATTAGAGAGGCATTGAAAGAATATTTCCAGAAGGAGAGTAAGTAATGGATATTCAAGATATTTTAGATGTTAATTTTACAATCCCAGAAGTAAGGGCAAAGGATTATTTACAAACATTAACAGACTATATTAATGCTAATAACAATGATGTTATTACAGCAGATGAATTAGTATGGTTATTTAATGATATGGTGAAGGAGGGTAAGTAATGGCAGTCCCAAATTAGAAAGTAACAAAAGTTCATAAAGAACAATGTGATACACAACACATTTACGCAAAAATTAACGCAGAGGCTTTACAGAACGCAATGATGACATTGAAACCTTGTAGTTTTAAACTGTGGTTATACTTTGCGAAAAACCAAAATAATTATGAATTTGAGCTGAGTAGTGTTGCGGCTTGTGGTTGGTGTAGCATGAGTGACAAGAGCTATCGTGAAAGTGTAAAAGAATTAATCGCTTTAAGACATTTGATTAGACGAGGCGATAGTAATTGTTATGACTTTTATGAAATGCCAAAAGAAGAAGTAATTGAAGTTCCTAAAAATGGATCAACTATTATCTGCCACACATCAACAATCCGAGAATAATTCTTACGGTAAAATTTACCGTAAAATTCGGTAATTTTTACCTGAGAAATATAACATATATACATAACAGGAAAAAGCTTTACTTGTCCTAAGCTAACGCTTAGGCCAGTAAATCTTTTTATAAAACCACTCGCGGGGGTAAATAAATGTTTATAAAAGAAAATATTTTTGACTATGAAATAATCATAGATAGATAGGACTTCATTGATTATGGTAGATCATTAGAAGAAATAATGGCTGACTTAATTGAAGCCAGTTATTTAATAAAAAAACCATTAGCAAGCGATTATGAATGTCGCTATGAGCCAATAGATATGTGTTGGCATATTAGAATAAAGAAGGAGATTGAGTTATATGAGAGATATTAGTAATTATGAGGGCTTATATGCCGTCACAAGTTGCGGTAAGGTGTGGAGCTATCGCCGCAAAAAGTTTTTAAGTCCCAGCTACGACCAGGGCGGCTATTTAATGGTGAATTTAAGCGTCGGCGGCAAGGTAAAGACTTATTACGTTCATCGTTTAGTCGCGGAGGCATATATTCCTAATCCAGAAGGCAAGCCGCAAGTGGATCATTTGGATGAAGTAAAAGAGCACAACAACATTCAAAACTTAACTTGGGCCACTCCTGGCGAGAATAGTAGACGCAGCAATACGGGCCGCAAAAGAACCTGGGAAAGTAAAGCAAGACCAATCTACTGTGTTGAACTGGATAGATATTTTAAAAGTTAGGCAGAAGCTCGCCGTGAATTGGGTTTATCTGCGGCCCCGCTGTGCTGGACGCTACAAGGCAAGAGAAATACGTGTGGAGGTTATCATTGGAGATATGCAAATGAAGAAGAAATTAGTCAGAGTAAGTAATAGACACATATAGAACTATCTAGGAGCCAAAAAAATATGGCCAGTTGAGGAAGAAGATGACGGTCCTGCTTTTTATTTAGATACAAAAGAGCTGCGGGCCGCAATTGAATCTTATGAAATTGAAAAAATGTTTTATGGAAGGAGAGGTTAATATGTGGATTGATGATGTTATGAAATGGTTAGCTTTAGATGCTTTGCTCTTGGAATTAGAGGGTGAAGATGTTCGCGGCGATGAAAATACTGAAAAGTAACTTGACTTAGAAAAATAATTTTTGTAAAATAATTATGCGGACTAAAGACACGTGATAGAGAGTGCTGTCGCAACAGGAGAAGGCATTAGGGGTATTTCAGGAGCCCTTAATGTCTTTTTCTTTTGGTCTGAATTGTTATATCAGAATAGTTTGATATTTATATATAATATGGAGGTGAGCCGATATGGCAAGAAATAATGGTAATCTAACTGCTAAACAGAAACAAGCAGTTAATCTATTAGTTAATGCGAACATGACTTATACACAGATTTGTGAAGAAGTGGGGATAAACATGAAGACGCTTTGGCGCTGGCGTAACGAGCCCGAATTCGCCCATTTTCAAGCCGAATACCAACGACTAAGAGACGAGCAATGGCTCGCCACAGTAGAAATTGCTCGTAGAAGTGCTATGAAATTGTGTGCGGACGGCAATCAGCGTATGGTGGAGTTTATTCTCAAAAATGACGGCCTGAACCCAACTCAAAAGGTTGATGCTGACGTTAATATGACAGCGCAGGTGGTATTTGTAGATGACTTAGATGAAGAAGACGAAGATCAGGCTGAGTGAAAAGATCGGCCAAGGTTACACTGACTTTTGGAACTTCAAAGGACGCTACTTGCTTGTAAAAGGCTCTCGTGGTAGTAAGAAATCAACGACAGCCGCAATGAAGATCATCTATATGATGATGAAATATCCGCTTTCTAACACATTAGTAGTGCGCCAGGTGTTTAACACGCATCGTGACTCAACCTGGAAGCAATTGCGCTGGGCCGCAGAAAACTTAGGCGTTGCGCACTTATGGACTTTTACTGTATCGCCATTAGAGGCGACTTATAACCCAACAGGGCAGAAGATTTATTTCAGAGGTTGCGATAACCCACTGTCCATTACCTCAATTACTGCTCCTATTGGCTTTCTAACCTATTGCTGGATTGAAGAGGCCTATCAAATTGCCAATGAAGATGACTTCAACAAGATTGACTTATCTTTGCGTGGCGCTGTTCCAGAAGGCTATTTCAAACAGATTATATTCACATTCAACCCTTGGAGCGACAAGATCTGGATTAAGTCCAGGTTCTTTGATACTCCTAACGATGAAAACAAATTAGCTATGACTACTACTTACAGATGTAACGAGTGGCTAGGCCCAGAAGACATCGCAATATTTGAGCATATGAAAGAAACCAATCCAATTCGCTTCCGTGTAGAAGGCGATGGGGATTGGGGTATTGATCCGTCTGGCCTTGTATTCACCAGATGGAAAGAGGAAGAGTTTGATGCTATGGAGCTCGCTTCTCAGGGCTTAGAACATCGGTGTGGTATGGATATGGGCTGGGTTGACCCAAGTGCGGTAGTAGATACTCTGTATGACAGAGACAACAAAATAATTTATGTATTTCAGGAATTTTATAAGTCAGGTTGTCAGTTATCCGAGTTGGCAGAGGCGCTCCAAGAGATGAACTTGACAAAAATCAAAGTTTATGTAGACTGTGCAGAACCCAGAGCGATCCAATACTTCAAGTCTGAGGGGATCAATGCCTGGCCTTGCGCAAAGGGTAAAGACTCTGTGCGCACAGGTTATCAGTTCTTACAAGATCATCTAATTGTAGTGCATCCAAAATGCCAAAAGCTGATAATGGAGCTTTCTAATTTCTGTTATATAAAGAGTAAGCAGACAGGCGAGTGGACCGAAGACACCGATCATACCTACTCACACGCGATTGATGGACTCAGATACGCATACGCCGAAATCTATACTCAAACCAAAGCCAAGGCAGTCAGCAAGTCTGTCCTGGGCTTATAAAGAAGAATGGAGGTAAAATACTTTGTTCAAGATTTACGATGGTAGAAGCCAGTTCTATCAATGGGACATTGACCGCAAAGTTATTGTTGCTGATGCTTCAATTAACGAGGTCCATTTCTGTAACCGCACTGACGAATGTAGTCTGGTCTGTGAGGTTTATGAGTTGGATGGCCTGCGTGTTGCTAATGTTCCCAATATTCTTTTACAGGATAACTGGCGTATTAATGTATATGGCTACGATCATAATTACACCAAGCATAATGATGTGTTTGAAGTAGTTAAGAGAAGTAAGCCCGCAGACTACATCTACACTGAAACCGAAATCAAGAATTATGATGACCTGGCCGCACGTGTAGACGAAATTGAAAAGAACGGCATTTCTGATGAAGCCGTTGAAAAAGCAATCAATGAATACATGGAAGAGCATGACATTAAGGTTGATTTAACTGGTTATGCTACTGAAACTTATGTAAATGAAGCCGTTGCCGCAATTGA